CCCATTATGCTTGTACCCCCAGTACGTGAACAGTCACATCTCCCGACGACGGAGACGAAGCACACGACGCTACCAACCTCCAATACGGAAAATAACTTTCACAGGTTTGATAAGAGTTTATACTAGCGGCCACTTCCCACGTTGCACCAACGTCAAAGCTGTTGGAGAAGTCTGCGTGCATAGAGGCTTGGCACTGGAACGTAACAGCTTGGTTCAACTCATTCTCAATGATGATGGTCTTAACCACAAAAGAACCATTGTATACCGTAAGGCCATTATGGTCATTCGTATCTCTAATCTCAAGGGCATCAAAGGTTCTTTCTGCTAGTACGCTCATTATGTTACCCTCTCTCTATACAGAGTCATGTGCTTTACAGATGCCAACGGCGTTCCTGTTGACTTCGCTAATATCTTAAACCCTGTCGTGTAACCAACCGGGATATTCGGGCTATACCTAAAGTTCTTGTTAGCTGTCTCTGCCCAGAACGGAACATTGGTAGCGTTAGACAACCCTATTGCCGCCAACTCTCCCATTGCGATTCTTATTCTCTCTGTTCCGTCAACTTCAACGGTTATTTCAAAGTTCGCATTGCTCCCCGTGATAGCAACAAAGTCAAGCGTTCCCGTCCCTGTGGTGCTGAACAATATATCATCAGTTGTTGTATTAAGAGTTAGCCCAATAGCGTCAAAGTATGTTTTCATCTGATACTTCGTCGCTGACTCACTATCGCTAACGATAATCTCAGACCCGTCCATATTGCAATCAAGACGTTCTTTCACCCCGTCGGTAGTAACTGTAACTCCTTTACTACCGTCGGGGTTAAACAATGTAACATTCTCTGTTAAAATTAAAGCATCACTCATCTTTTTATCCTAGATTTGATTATCTTCTAACAGTTTAATGACTTTATCATTCTGACCAATGATGGTGTCATTCTGCTCGACGAGAACCTTCGTATGATTCCGCATCTCGTCGAGCTTGTTGCACATCAAAGTGAGAAGGCGAGCGATGATAAACTCACCGTTCCCCCTCTCATATTTAAGATGGTTAGGATTTTCAGTTTCGTCTTTTTTTGGTGTGGTCTTCGTTTTGTCTTTTACCATTACGCAATATCCTCTCCTTCAATCGTCGAATACATAAACAGCGTTCCTAATGAGCGCTGAGTTTTGATAACACGTACTGTTCCTGTGCTCGCAACCGGCACAGCAATAGCCGGCAAGAACTCGTGATCAACTGTCGCTTCACGTTCCTTAAACAGCGTGATTTTACTCACTAAACTAGCTACTGGCCCTACTTGAATCTCTGCTTTCATTCGCCCTGCACCAGCAATAGAAACCTGATTCAGATTAAATGTTGTTCCAGCAACCGTGTAATCATGGTTTACTGTTGCATCTTTGGCTGTTGCCGCTGACTTATCATAGTCGTGAATCCTTGTACCGGCAACTCCGGCTACTACAACATTGATAGAACCATCAGCATTAACTCCCAAGGTATCAGTGCCATCACCAATCTCTACGCTATCGGTAGTGTGGTCAAGGTCACGAATATCAAGATCGGTTGCTGAAACTGTCACAGCTCCATCAACAGTGATACTTCCACCACCATCGTCGATGGATATAACATTACCGCCGTCAGCGATATTGACGTCATTAGTGATACCGGTTAAGGTTGTCACTGTACCGATGTCCCAAGTACCTCTCTGCTGCGCATCCGTGATCATAATACGATCAGTGGTCATACGAGCAAGACCAATCTCACCCTCTCCAACAGCATCAGTCGCTGTATCGTCAACAAGGAAACCTTGAGCATTTACTTTACTTACCTGAACAGTAAATCCAGCTGACCCGTCAACGTATGCTGTTTCAAGTGTTACAACAGCATTAACATCCAAAACGCCCGCTGTTACAGATAATGGGTTTGTCCCATCAGACAGAACATGGTAAAACGGATTACTTGCTGTGTTCGCTGCTTCTGTTGGGGACACTGCATTTTTTAAATTATCATCAGACATTCGATCCTCCTTATTTTGCTGCGTTTATATCAATAATCTCCTGTTTCCCAAACTTATCGAGTGTCTCTTTTTGTCTTTGTAATTCAGCGATTTCCCGCTTTAGTCTTATCTTGTCTCTCTCGATCTTCTTAATTTGGCCATTAATAAATCTCTTGAGTTCAGAATCTAGTCGCTCAAGCTGATACTCTTTTTCAGCTAGTTGTTCGTCGTACTCCAACCGGTGCTCCTCTACCGTCGGTTCCATCTTTACGCTTTTCATAACTAGGGGATAATCACTCATCAAATGCCCCCATATATTACGCCCTCAAAATCTTCGAGAACGCCGATATTAAAATGTTCAACCTGTATTCTAACTGAGTGACCAGCGCTGAGGGCAAAAGGCGCGTCACCAAAATTGAATTGTAGATTAGGTGTTGGTGTTGCGCGACGCGGTTCTATATCAGTGAAGCCGCTGCCCGTGTCTACTTGGAAATAATACTTTGCTCTGATGGACCCTGATACTGCCATCTTCATTACTTTCTCGAAGGTGTCAGCAACAAACGCTTGGGTCACGACTGTTACGCGTGTGTTGTCAGCGACGGAAGTGGCTTCCTCCGCTTTGTGGTAAGTAATCTCAACCGTACTCTGAATATCAACCGGAATACTAGCTAACTTACTCAAAGGAACACTCCCCAAGATACTCAGGGAAGCCCCGCGAACACGCATCTCAACATCCGTGGCATTAGCGACGTTAGTGTTCTGGAAATACAAACCTAAATTATAATTCTCAATGAGCGCAAAATCTTGGTCCATCGCAACGTGCAGTGTTCTCAGTTCGTCTAAATCATTAACCTGAAAAATAGCCCGGTCGTCTGTGTACCTTATAATGTAAGCTGCGTTCTTAGTCGTCGGCAGAAAAGTTTTATCGTGGTTGAATACTGCGACGTTAATCTTAGCGTCTATACCAGCGCGCCGTGAGACTACATAAAAGTCATTATCTGATAACTCAAAGAACAGGCCGTTGATTTCTAGTGCATCCATCACACCCCAACGTCTTATGTTACCCGCGATCGGGTCACTAGCGTACACCCCCGTCGCAAACTGAAAACTCTCTCCGAAGGTGAAAATCCCTTGCTCAAGAGATACAACCTTAACTGCACCCCCGGCAGATGCCCCGGTCTTTGTGGCAGCAACACCTAAACCTATGGTGTTTGTTCCTGTGCCAACAAGAGTCTCTGTCCATACTTCAGTATCTATGACTGAACCAGAAAAGTCGCCCTCAACTAAAGCTTCGGGAATCGCCGTTTTCAACGAACCCGTCGGGGAAACTTGTGCCTCAGAAGCACTTCCGGGATCATAAATCCTATTACGCGCCGCCTTATGGCGCTGTGGGCGTGGGTCGATTACCATACTTCCTTAAACTACCCCAGCCTTCATTTTCTTCAGTAACTTGTCCTTGTACTCTGCTTTTTCTTTAGCGAGTGCTGCGTTCTGGTTCCGAATTTCTTGACGCTCGTTATCAACACCCTTTTGATCAACACCCTTTTGCTTCTCCCACTTCTCTTTATCAAGAGCCAAAGCTTTACGCTGACGAGTATTGTCTTCCAAGTCTGCTGAAACACTAGACTGAAGTTCCTGAAGCTCTACCTTACGTGCTTCCTGTTTGTCTTTAGTGTACTGACTTAGCTCGATAGAAGATACGGCAGCTTCACGTTCCTTAATCTCTGCATCGTATTGAGCTAATCTTTTAGCCAGACTCAGAAACAAATCCCTGAATCTCGCTGACTAAATTAGTAGCCGCTTCTCTCATCTTACTCATATTGTTCTCCTTTTTATATTCCTAAGTCCTCTAAATCATCTTCCGTCAAAGGCGGACCGTTCCTACCCTGATTCAACTTTGCCAATGCCGCAGTTTTCTTACCCTTTGCCGCCGCCTCGTTATCAGCCCTTTGCTGTTCGCCTCTTGCCTTTGCGTCAAACTTCTGCAAAGTACCGTTGACCACTTCTGTTGCTTCAAAAGACTCATCAATCTCAACAATTTGAGTTGAATTGCCAAGACCAAACTCTGCTTTGACTTGACCCTCATCTTTGATACCGCTTACATCAACCACCTCTTTGTTTGCTGTTGCGTCATAATAAATCTTTTGCATTTTAATCTCCTTTATTTTATTTGAAAGCCATAAACTTTACTGTAAATGTTCCTGTTGGCGACCCAACCTTTGTCCAAGATAAGGTGAAACCGTCAGTATCTAAACTTTGAATTGCTGCCTTATGCTCGTCAGAAACCCCGTCGTGTGAGAATATAGAATAAGCGTCAAGTCCTGTATATGCCGACGCATATCCTGAGTAGACTGACGACGCCTTTTGGCTTCCATTATCAAACCCCCAACTCGCTTCTGTGTTTCCATTATCAAACCCAAAGAATATAACATAACTTGGAGTAAAACCTATTCCTGTATATGGGACTGTCCCTGTTGCGTCAGTCTTTGTCCTTGAAAGACTCCCAATAAACGGAGCAGGCGTATTTGCCGCCGCTATGTTTTGAACCATATCTCCTATTTTAACCATAGTTATCCCCCTTATCTAAATGCCATAATTCTAAATGTCAAAGTTCCTGTCGGGCTTCCTGTCTTTACCCAAGTTAGAGTAAATCCGTCAGAATCAAAGGAAGTTATGTTCGCTTCTTGCTTAACAGTTTCGGCGGCATTTGTGAATATAATAGACTTCGTAACCCTATGTTGAGTATTGCCATTGTCCTCTGCTTGATAAACGCAGTTAGCCGTTACCCCATCATCAGAGCCGGAACTATAAGAAGCGTCAGCCGAGTTTGTAGCCGCAAAGAATACAACATAAGACGGTTTGAACCCAATCCCTGTAACTGCTTGTGTTCCTGAAGCCGCCGTTAAGTCTTTTATATGAGAACTAACAACTCTTATCTCCGCCCCACCCTTTGCTTTCCAAGAAGAACCGTCAAAGATTGCAAAATCTTCTGCCGCCTGTCCTGACAACTCCAAATCCGTCGCTATGTTATTGATATTCGCCCCGGTGTCCACAACCACAATTCGCCAAGTGCCTGTTATCGTTCCATAGGAAGTCACGTCAACCGTTAACTGTGTTGTGCTTACAGCGTCAACGTCGTCGGGGATAATGATAAGATTGTTATTATCGAACACCGTCACCGAAACATATTGGCTATTGAGATTATGATTGACCGTTATGACAGGCGTGTCGCCAACACCAAAGTTTTTCTGAAAGGCGGGGACGCCTAAATTGATTCCTGTTATTGCCGAGTTTCCCATTGTTTGCTCCTTTTATTCCGCTGATAGATATGTTCCACCAAGTAAAATATAAAAGTTCGTATCTACATTAGCATTTGTTATAAGTGATTCTGCTCCGGCTTCTGATTCACGAATGAATAGCATCACATTATCATTTGGACCTAACTGACCTTGAATTTGTCCGTCGAGAGATGTTCCCCTTGCTTTGATTAAAACAGGCATACAAGTAAAACCGCTATCCTCTGCTTGGCTTGGGGCAGATGTAAATGGTAACGATATTTGCAGATTACCTACCGGAGAGATTGCGCTAGTTATATGAATAGAACCAGAAATAAAAACTAATCTTCCAATTTTATAATAAGTTGCCGTATCTGCGTTTGTAGCCACTCCATACGAGCCAGATATACTGCAATCAACTGTTGGTGTCCACGATCCGGGATTGTTTATATCTCCATATTCCATAATCTATCTCCTTATCCTATTACAATTAAGTTCCAAGTACCCGACAGCGTTCCAAAACTTGTAAGGTCAATAACAAGGTTTTCCGTATCAGTCAAGGTTATGTCGTCAGGCATTATCATTTTATCGGAATCATTAAAGACCTGAACCTGAACAATCTTGTTTCCGTTTTTATGTTCAACAGATAATTCCCCGGAACTTAAATCTGCATTATCAAAGTCTAACCGAAACGCAGACGTTTCATTCGTTGCGGCAACCTCAATCCCACGCATATTGAAAATAAACCCGGACGTTGTACTATCAGCGATCAGCACCGGTTTAACTACAGCGCCCTCTGTTGATGGGGCCGTGGCTGTGATCGCACCGGCTGTTTCGGATAAGAAGTGGGCTTCTCCAACAGTAAGTCCAGATAGTCCAGTAATTCTACCACCAAACTGAACGGTAAAATTATTAACATCAGTAACAGTTGAAACAACACCAATAGACTCCGCAGTAGAAGAAGCGGAAGCGTCCGCCAAAGCGTAGATAGTTCCATTATGATAAATCCAATCGTTTACGGAAAATCCGTGGGTTGCTTGAACAACTGCTTGGTCTAACGTAGCCCCGCCACCACCGCCGCTAGGAATTGTTACAAGAACTTGGTCAGCAACAGGCTCCGTTACTGTAACGCCCGCCCCGGCAAAGTTGAACTTTGTGACAGCGTTTGTTAATGGTGCCCCTTCGTCCTCGACAATAATAGAAGTTCCCGGAGCAAGGTTCGCAATCGTTTGAGCCGTCACCTGCTTTAGATTATTTGAATCGTCAATGTCAGCGACGAGAACAAGGTCGCCACCTGCAACTGTCCCCGCAGGTTTGTTGGTAATGGCAACAGGCTGAATGGTCAAAGCAACTGAACCTGTAACGTCGGTTGTGTGTGTCGCATTTTCGATATAGTTGTCTGTGTGTATTGTCCCCGCGCCTGCCCCGGCCCAATCAATATGCTCGGCGGCTAAAAAATTAGATAATGCGTCGTGATCAATGTCAGAATTTGCAAGAGTAAGGGTAATAAAATCACCCCCGTCGATATAGGATATAAGACCACTTGCTCGCAGAACACCGTCGGCGTTAGTCGCGCCTAAGAAATCAGGAGTCGCGTCGGTGTCAACAGAAACTTGATTACCACCGGGCGGGTTATTTGTTAAACCATCCCCTGCACTGTTCCACCCGATAGGGGCGTCCGCTAAAGCCTCTGGTAATTCCACTGAATCCAAAGGAGATGTTTCAGAAAGTGTGACAGCGCGATCGAGGTCGTCTCTTAACTGCTGAATCTGGATAGCTAAAAGGTCATATGCTTTTTCAATAACGGGTTCTGAGAAGCCTCCGCCTTTGGGAATATCAGTCGATTGCTCATAAGGAGAATTACTGATCATAAGAACTACGTCAGTATCTGTCGGGGGTGCTAAGAACGATATTGTTCCCGTCTCTGCTTCGCTATCAAACGCAACCGTATAATCTGTTGTAATTACTTGTAGAGTAGCAACGTCGAGCACGTCTCGGGTATAGACTGTAATGTCGCCCTCTGCAAAAATTTTAAAATCAAAATCAAAATCAGTCAGAATACCATCTGCGGTTAACTCGATACGTCGAGGTTTTATTGAAACTTTTTCTACTGTCATTAGTATATCTCCTTATCGAAAGGCTCCGCTATGTACTTTGTTATTATTACCTTTTTTCTTCTTGAATTCAAGCGATTCCACAGATTCTCCCATCCCTACCGATATTAATTCAGGGATTGTTAAGTCCCCTTCCATTAACTTGAGGACACCTTGTGCCGCATCAAAAGTCACTCCCGGTACAGGTACAGTTACCGAAGCTGCCGCCCCTGCCGCTTCAATAAAAGCATCGGCTAAATCAAAAGTATCTTTATTCTCACCCGCGAGCTGTTGCTTAATCTCCCTCTCTAATTTCTTTGAAGCTCTAATAATCTTATTCACACCACCAGCCAAAGCACTCTCAGCCCCGAAAGATCGCGTCCCAAATCCTTGCGCCACCAACGCCGCAACCACATCTGGTATAAAAGCTCCCGCCACGAGTGGCCCCAGAGCAACGCTCACCGCTAAATCTCTTTCCTCAAAATCCCCGCCTCTTATCAGCCCTTTTAAGAACCAGCGCATCATCGGCATAAGAACATGGAAAACCAGCATCCTGTCCACAAATTTCTTTATTGTAATACGCCCTTTAGAAAGGTCAGTAAAGGACTGTGTGTATAGCCGGGCATACTGAATAACAGCACTCTGAAACTGAGAAAGTATTCGGATGTTCTGACCTATCTGAAAAGGGGACAACTGTGTAGCAACACCCGACTGCTGGTGGTTCACAATATGTTCGTCAAATCTGCGGAAAGCCTCGTTAATATCCCCTGTGTCCTTAAAGACTTTTCTCATAACAGCGTAGCCTGAAATCCCTGCTCCGACCTTGTTTCCCGCGCGCACAAACGCAAAAGATTTAGGTACAATAAATTTAGTAAACTTATCGCGCACCGTCTTCTTTTTCTGCTTAGAAAACTCAATCGCTTCTTTCATTTCGATCATCATGTCGGCATACCGAAACTTCATCATCGGTGCTTTTTCCAGCAGATCAAGAACAGCCTGCGGGTCTTCTCTAAACTCATTCATGGCGACTGCCCAATCTACCCACCCAACATCTTTCTCTACCAAAGCCATAAACATTGAGGACGTCTGAAGAACAGCTTTACTAGGCTCCCCTAAATAGTGAACGGATAAACTAGTACGCATCGTTTGAAAGCCCTTCCAAGAGAACTCATTCATTGACTTCCCTCGAGACATAATAAAATCAGCTAGCTGTCTCATGCCTACGTAAAACTCTGAATCTTTGAACTTCCCGCCGTGTTGTTCGACACCCGCCGTAGCTCTGTTGATTTCATTACGAACATCTTTATTACGAATCACGCTGATTATATCTTTCATCGGGAGTGCAAAAGCATTGAAATGCGACATCTCCTGAATGAAATATTGGAAGACCTCTGTGTCCCCTGCTTGACGGAAAGCGGCCGTCGCTCCCGGTGTACGCAAATGAGACGATCTCGGCGTGGTCTGAATCATTTCAGCAAAGTCTTCAAGGGCTGAGTAAATTTCTCCCTCTATGCCAGAGTCTCTCCACCAAGGAGTGAAGTTACCCACTCTTGGCAAAGTTGCGCCAGTGTATCGTCGATAAACGGGGGCTATGATAGAATAAACAGTGTTGTAGAGAACCTTCGTCACCTGTGAAAACTCTACGTTACGCTTGTCACTCTTAAACTGTGCCATCATTTCATTCCAATGCTCAATCGGAATACCATTCCCCTTAATCTTCTTTTCCTCTGCCCGAAATTCTTCTTGTGACATATTTTCTTCAACCGCGCGTTCCTCAAGAGCTTGTCGTGCATTATCCCCCGTAAACTTCTCTACCATTTCAGCAATCTCATTCCCGTTCTGATCATGCGTCACCCCGTACCAATAAGACACCTCAGCAAGAGATAAAGTAATTGGTTTAGATGTGCCGTCGTTGTGTATAACGGGTTCTTGTGTCTGATACCCGCTGCCCGGCGCAAATCTTTTACCTTCCCACTCAATACGTTCTTTTGTTGTTTTGAGACCAAAGATACGCTCCGCGGCTTTATTTATTGCGTCTGTGTAGAAGAATTTAAAAGATGCGTCTTTGCGAGGAGCTTCATCTAAAGCATCAATCTTTGGCTTTAATGTAGAGTTATCAATATCTTTCTTACCAATTAAACTCCGTAGCATACTCGATAGGTTATTTGTTGTGAAGTTAGAAAAAGATTTAAGAAACTTAAATTTCTTCGTAGGCTTCTTCATCTGGTCGATGATTTCCCCACGCTCTGTTTCTCTTTGTTCTTGCACTATTGTATGAAACGCTTTCGAGCCATCCTTCAGACGTTTAACTTCCCCCTTGGCATACTCGAGGCTGTTCAATAATTCTTCTTCACTCTTGCCGTTGAGCCCCGCGATATTCTGCAATACCTCAATATCCCGGGCGAGTTTATCGACATTCACCTCTTGGGTGATTGCTCCGTCCGAACCTATTGCTCTGAAATAATTAGCCAGAGTGGCTTGCTTACTCGCAATTAACTGCTTCGCTGTTTGCGCATCTATTTTACTCACGCGAATTAGTTCATCTGCCTCGTGCTGTAAAGCTGCCGACTGAAGATTCTTTACCGCCTTGCCACCCTTTACTTGAGTTTTAACACGCGCTAAATGAGCTGAAATCTGCGCCATCAAACTAGGGCGTACAATGTCAGCTCTTGCTTGATCCACCTCTGCCATAAATCTATCGACAGTGTTAGGGGTGACAGTGTTCACCCTCGTTAAGAATTTCTTAGGTATGTCAAGTCCGCCCTTGAAAGTGTTACGGATATATTTTGTAAGGGCGTCGCGCGCGTCCTTTAAGTCAGCTTTCTCTTGCTTGAATTTAGCAGTAACCCTATCCCTCTCAATACGACCGGCTATAACCTCCGCCTTATTCCGTAAGACAGAAACTTTCTTCCCTTTAACAGCTATTATTTTTGATGCTAATTCTTCTCTCTGTGCCGTCGGGAGTAATTCAACTTCGTCTAACAACTCACCCGCTTTGTCGCCGAGCGCGTCTATCTTCTGATGGATGCCCTTAGTCGGTTTCTTTGTTCCCTCACGCGCTTCAAGTTCTTTAAGCAGCGCATCAACCTCTAAATCTATGGCGTCCAAATCTTGCTCAATCTGTTTAGCCCGACCTTCTCTTAATAGCTTTGCTTCTTTTTGTTCAATGGCAGTGGGTTCAGTAAACTCTTTTCCGGCAGCCTCCTGTTCCGCAGTCAATACTCCTGTTACATTCCTAGCTTCTTCGACGGCCTCCTCAAAAGTATCTCTAACACTATCCCCCGACGGAGTGCCGTCTTTCTGAATATAGGTAGCTTGGAATCTGCCCGGCTCTTTAGCGGAAGGTGCGATTACAGCATCAACTAAACTCCCTCTCAATATCTTTTTCTCCGGGCCTACATCTTCTTCAGGCGCGCCCACTATATCTGCAAGATTAAGCCCCATCTCCCTAGCAATACCCAACAACTGTTTTTTCAAGCCTTCTTGCTTTTCAGTCAGTACCTTCCCGCTCTTGACATTCTTGATAACCGCTTCTATCTCAGCAGACTTAACACCCTCAAGTCCCGCCGGCATACCCGGATTCACATTCGCTACTATGTTTCCGTCGATGTCTTTAATTTGTTGAGACCCCAAATCGTGACTAGCAACAAAGTCAGCCACTTGCAATAGCGCATCTAATTCCGAAACTGTTTCCTTGGACTCAGCGGCTTCCCTCTTTTTATGAAACTGCGCCATTTCCTTAGAAATCTTTATAGGGGAAGGTGTTAATCTTTGGCCGATATGTTCCTCAATAACCTCAACTAATCTTGTTGCAATACCTTGTCTTCGATGTTCATGCTTTACTCTAATGTTGGTTAAGAAGGGCTTATCTCTGCTTTGGTCTACTTGAGCAGTTGCGACCACCTCACCATTTTTGAAAACTGTATATCTCGGGTTAACATCTCCTTCCTCTGGTTTCTCGAAGGTAAGCCCGCCCTCTACTTGCTCCTCGGGGGTTAGTGTCTGGTCGGGGTCTGCTTGCGATTCTTCTAAGCTATCTTTTCTTCTCTGTTCTTCAACTAATGCGTCAGGGTCAGAATCACGATAAGTGTCAATCCCACTTTCCCTGAGACGTTCATTCATGCGTCGGTTTAACTCAAGCATCCCTTCGTTCGCATCCATTTCCCCGTTCGCGACTTTTCGAGCAATATCTAAATCCGCCTGCGTCGCCCCCATACCTTCCATCAATAGGTTCTCGAGAATACTTGTCCCCTCCGCCATCGAACGCATGATCGTTGCCTGTCTTGCTTTCTTCTTAATACCCATCTTCTTTAATCGCTTGTCCATTCTCGCATACGCAAACTGCATCGTTGACGCACCAGCGACACCCCCGCCAAAAGCACCTATTGCCGCTTCAAAGGTCGCCTGTTTGAAAATCTCCCCGGCTGTTCTATCCTCTGCCCCAACAGCTTGCTCAACACCTGAAACAAAAACACTCTGAGAGAATTCTTCAACCCCATTAATAACTGCGGTATCTGCCATCAAAGCTAACTTTGTAGCAAATCTTTTATACAATATATTTATAGACATCTGCTCTAACCTAGCTACACCTGCGCCGATAAGCGCACCATAGCCTAAAGACGGCGCCCAATCGGCTCCTCGAGATACTTGCTCTAAATAGAAATTCGCTCCTTCGTGTCCGCCAATCGCCCACATCGCTAACTGTGGGTTGACCGATGCCAATAGCGCAGAAGTTGAGATACTGCCGAAAGCCCCTGCTACTTGATGAACGATAGGGTGGTCGGCGTCTTGCAGAAGTTGTTGCTGAAAAGCTTTCGTATTGGCGTACCCATAAAAACTTAACGCCCTTATGTTCTTTCCTGTCTTCTCAAATATATTAGCGTCTGGTGAAGGGATAAACTGTTCGGGGTCCGCTTTTTCGTCGGGGCCTTTGGCTAGTGGTTTCCCGCCATAAGCCTCATACACCAAAGGGTCGTCTACGTAAAGCATTGTTGCTACGGCATTAGCTAGTACAGAACCCGCAGCTTCCTTAAAGCTCTCTACGCTTGAGACAGCCTCGATACTCGCTCCCACAAAATCTGTTACACCAAGAGCTGCCGTGTTAGCTAAGGAAGGTACGTATTGTAGAACTCCCGCCGCTGCTTCCCCTGAGACATCTAAGATAGGGTTGTCTGAAGTGTTCTGAAGAAACTGCAATCCCTTTTCGTACCACTCATCGTAGGACTTTCTTTTGATCTCCTGTTGGGTGTTAAACATCTCAAGCTGATCTAAAGGGATATTGAGATTTTGCACAGCCTTATCTGGTTCAGCTATTCCAATATCAAAACCGGAAGTCTGCTCGAAAGCTGCCTCGATGTCATCAAGTCTTAAATCCGCCATATTATCTCTCTAGTTGTCCAGCGTCTACTGATACAATCGGCATCCCGTCTTGGTCAACCCCAGCCCAAGGAAATGTCCCCGCGGAAGTTTTGATGATCTTGGAATCCAAAGCATCGATTGAATAAAGCCTTAATAGATTCTTCTGTTAAGTTAGCTTCTTGCCCTCGTGGTACTCCGTCGAACACTTCTTGCAATACCTTCCGGCTCCAATTATTTGTTCTGCCCGCATCCTTGCTCTCATTTATAAAACTAACGAGCTTCTCTTTCATCAAGGGGCGGTTATCCCGGTCAAGTTTCTGCTTGTTCCCCCACCACCCTTCTTTTTGTTCAAAATCTAAATCCTGTAAGGCTACCTTAGACCAATACATCCACTTATTGTAATGCCCGGCACTCACGTTACCCGCTCGCGCTTCTCTCGAGACATTCTTCATAAAGTTTAAAAAGTCACTTAGAAACAGCTCAGGATTCATCGTCGTAACACCGTCCTCTTTAGAGAACAGCTTCTCGAATCCAGATTGTAACTCAGCTTCAACATCGGTATTTCCCGGCGCTGACAGAAGTGTTTGCTCCATCTTCATGTCCCGCATATCTGCTAAAATATCCCCGTACTTAACTAACGATTCTTTCGTCTTCGGAGTCTTCGCGTTCTCTGCTCTAAAAGCGGCCTCTAAAACCATATCTTCTAACTTAGCAGCCGTTATATCATCGGCATCAAACTTCCCCATTGTTTCTACAATATCGACAGCGGCAGCCGTTGTGGTTTGAAAGAACGCTTTAGACTCCGCGCCCTTCTGCATCCGAATAAAACTTTTCTCGGCAGATTGCCTAGTTTTGCCGTCGGGCTCCTCTGATTTCTGAATGAAATCTTGCGCAGCAAAGAAACTGCCTTTTTCGAGAAGGCTTGTCTTTCTCGCGGTAAACATAGCGTTCTTCGCTGTTTGAAAATTCTTTGTCCCATCTGCGATACCAAACTTCTTTATATAATTTTCTTCAGTGAAAGTGTCGTCGGAAAGCATGATGTTATATTCTTCTTCCGTCGCACCGGACACAATCGTATCAATATTCACAGACTGTACGTCAATAAGAAACTGGCGATCTAAGGTGTCCATCTGCCCTATCTCCCAAGTCTTATTGCCGACGGATTGTTGCGCGGCCATACCATCTAAAACGGGGCCGAGGTCACTTCTAAGTCTGCCGTTTTCAACGCTACCTAATACCTGATCTCTTATCTCAGATTTTTTCTTCTCTAACTCAGCAAAACCTTCTTCCGGATTTTCCGCAAAATTGGCTTTAATATCACGCGCGGCTTCCGCGGTTAGGTTCAGGTACTCGGCCTTTTTCTTCGCACCTTCCGACGCCATTAAATCGTCGCGCTTCTGTGTGCGAATCTTTATCGCTACGTGCTGAAAATCGCCAGCCATCTTACTAACAGCCCGCGCGACAGTTACTCCGGAGGTGTCCGAAGTATTTACACCCGTCTTGGATGAAACTAATTTATCTCTAAAATGTCTAGGTACACGCGCCATTAGAACGTCCCATCCTTTCTTCTAGGTCCACTAGGGGCATCCGGAATTGGTGGCGCCTTGTATAAAACATTGCTCTGTTTAGTTCTAGCTACTGGCCCTCTACTACCGCTCTTATATACCGCTCCCGCTGTACTTGCCGCCGTTCCCGTCGCGCTGGCAAACCCTGCCAATACAGCTGCGCGCCCTCTGTTCTCACTAATCTCTGCTTCCCTAAACCCGAATTCTGTTTCAGCGATACCTCGACGGCGCACTGCTTCAATTTCTTTATTAAACTGCCTAGTCGTGTCCTCTAAGACAGCTAAAACAGAACCCGCTCCCGGCGTTACACGAATACCATTAGCCGCAAACGCGACTCTCTGTGTTGCTAAAAATCTGTCACGCTGTTCTTCTTGGCGTACTGCTTCTTCCTCCGCCTCTACCGCCGCCAACCGAGCTTGGTCCCGTTGCTGACCCGCTTGGTCTTCCAGTGCGTCTTGCTCCGCTCTGCCCGCCTGAATAGAACTAAAAGCGGAAACCGCGCCGGAAATAACAATAAAAGCCGTTAGTGGATCGCGACAAATATTTTCATGTGGTACTCTAATCATACTAATCTCCTGAAATTATGGAGTACATATAGAAGTCTTCTCCTAATTTATTGTAGTGCCTCAAAACCCCTTCTCTCTCAAAACCAAACATCTCTAGGAACCTACCATACTTCTCATCTTTGGTATTGCACGTTGCTTGAATCCTGTGATGATATATAAGAAACCTACTTAGCTCCGTTTTAAGTATCCTACAAACTCCGAGGGTGTGGTATACCCACCCTTTTCCCGGCAAGATGAAAACCTCTCCAATGCCTATGTTTATGGGAATAACCCCCATAACCAAAATAGGAAAACCCTCGGGGCTGACTAGAGTCTGCGCATGAGGATTATCCGCCAGACGATAAAGAACCGTTTCAGGAACTCGCCCCATACCCGCAAACACCGAACCCTCCGTCTCTAAATCTAAATAATGTTTCACGTGGAACGCGCGTGTCGTTATCATTCTTCCCCTATTTCAAGGTCCAATACGACGGCATTAACTTTTGCAGGCATCGGAATATCCTGAACCAGAACAAACTGCTTTGATTCCTCCCACTGATCCTCGAGAGTAACTTCCTGATAACCGGTTAATGGTTGCGAAGGTCTGTCGGTCAACTGCCCTATCTGGGCGGTCTTTATTGTGTCGAGGTTATATAAATCAGGCCCATACTTCGTGTAAAAAGATTGGAAGAACAAAATGTTTGCTCTTACAATATTTTGCTTACGCCCCGCAGATGTTTCCGCATTACCACTCAAAACTAAAAAGAGGGATGAATATACTCCTTTATAAATATACCCGAACGTCACAACAGCGACCTGTCTCTCTAAAGTAACCTGCCCCGCTGTCACAACAACATCAGGGTGAGTACGCCCATCAGCTAAAAGCTGAATAGTCTCTCCTTCTAAATGGTGAAGCCCCCCGATAGTGTCGGTGGTTAGATACCAACTATCAGCCGGTATCACATCAGTGTTATCAAAATCCTCGTCAACATCGCAAACAGCAATAGTCGGTGAGGTGATAGAGACAATAGTAGCCCGGCCACCGCCTGCGCGATTCTCGTACTTCTTCCATATTTCCTTACCCTCATCCGTAGCCGTGTCAGTAAAGACAGCAGCAGAGGCCGTGAAAGTTATCCCGTCCCCTGTTGCAGCTCCGGGGGTCATGGTGATCGTGCCGCCAGCAACATCTTTCCCATTGCTCGTTAAATGGCTATCTAAATATGTGAACAGTCTTTGTTCTTCAAATGTCTCATTTCTGAAATCTTCTTTGTCAGTAACTTCATTATCCTCATTCGTAAAATAGTCTTCCTGAATCAGACCCTCATAAGGATCAGTGAAATACTCCACATATCTGACCGTCACGCCGTTGATTGTTTTTTCAACGCCGACCCAAACCCTATCGTACCCAGAGACTAACGACTCTACTGTAACACTTAATACCTTAGCATCAACACCCCCGGGGAGTATTCTGAACCAACCCGAAGGGTCTTCCTTCGCTTTAGCGACCGCGCCTAAAAGCCGGCCGTCTTCTGTAACACAATAAACGACATCATCACGACCCCGCTGAAAAGCTAATTGTTTAACTCCGCTAACTGTCAAATGGTTCGTCAAAAACTGTCTGTCAGTCGATCGGTAAGAGTCTTGTAAAATTTCATATTCAAACGATCTCAGCTTCCTAGAACCCTTCTGCATATAGAAAAGGGTTGACCCGTTTGCGACAGGCATCAAAAGCTGTGCGCCATAAGGACTTATAGGTCTAACACGAACAGACCCCGGTGTGATGGCTTCATTAAGACCACCCCCGTCCATAGCACTGATACCACCCGTAGTACCAAGAGCCAAGAAAGGTTCCGTACCAGCGACCCAGTTAATGTAAGAAATATCCCCATGCGCTGAAGATATGGGGAAGATAAGGGCGTCGTCATCTAAAGCAGCTCCTAACGTGAAATCATCATATCGACTCAGACCAGCCCCGTCAGGGGATCGTGATGCGTACACATTATCTGAATTATCAATAGTCCCGACCATAATCAACCGGCCCTCGTAAAAAGCTACCCCGCGCGGCCATTTTGTTGAGGCAGTAAAGGGGTCCAGTGTCCTAACATACGTGGCAAAAGTCCAGCTAGTCGCACTCACACGTGTCAACTTATAGGGTTCAACATCATTATGGACAAAATATCCTATATTGCCCTCACCCGCCCACTGAAATTTATAGAGTTGATCTGCGGTGTAAGGGGAGGCGACCGTAAATACCGAGGTCGCCGCACCCCCTGATGAGTAAGCTGTGAATCCGGTTCCATCAACTGTGTTCCCGAATAAATCTTCCAACTCAAAATCATTAGCGTTTGGATTACGAACCGTGAAAAATCGAACATTAAGTTCAGTCATTCCTACAACACCCGTAATCCGCACTTGATCCCCGTCGCTAAAACCGTGCGCCGTAGAGGATATAACGACCGGGTCTGCCTGCGTTGCTCCCGTAATAGTCGCAGACGAAGTATTCAGAGTAAGGTTCCCGTCCTCATAAATTCTTAATAGTCCGGGGGTAAATTCTAGGATATATGTTTCTTCGTCGGAGAAATGGAAGGTCTCAAGTCTAAGGACGTCGTTTTGATTAGAAGGGTGCACGAAGCGTAAACCCCCTCGATACTCAAGAGGACCTTGGGCACGCGGGAACCAGTTAAGGCATCGACGCGCACTTGCGCTATAAACCTCTGAGTCGTTACGCCCGTAAAGGTCTGAGGAGACCTCACCGCCTGCAAAGTTTGATATCACTTGTTCTGGCATAATTAGTTTGGATCAAACAAGAATTCATGTGGACCAGCAACTTGATTCTGCGAAGCCGGGAACAAGCCTACCTGTTTTATTTTACTAAATTCATATCGTCTTGGCGGCTGGATTTGTCCGTTTGCACCATAAGCTATACGACGAAGATCAGTTATATATTCACTCAAGAAAGTCAGCTTAGAGGGTTTAGCTGTCAATTTCATAGCGACAGCTAACGCCAACTCAGCGGCTAACAATGTAGAGAAATACCCCGGAAAAGTTGATACGTCTTCAAAATCTTGGATAAAATAAATATCTAAAGAGGACGCTCCTGAGTTGTTAAACAGAATTCTGTTCCCCTCAATACGATAGTCCCATCGTTGAAGCGGATAATCCCAATTTTTAATTGCGGTTAATTTCAGATAGTTATTTGGGAAAACATAATAGTCAGGATAGCGGTCAATAGTAGGGGTTCCGCCGCGAGGTACGGCTTCACTATTCTGAGCAAAAGCCCAGCTTGCGGATTCTAGTAGTTTGGCTCGGGTAACATCGTACCAGCGATTGCATAGAACCTCGACATTTGAGTCGGGGGCTACGATGTTCGTGACACTCTTTTCGTTCAATAGGTCGAGAGCTAAGTTGCAGATAGCTACGCTACTCGTTGGTTTTGGCATGAATACTCTCCTTTAAAAGAAAAAAGCGCACGCAAGCATTATAGTTGCGTGCGCTTTTCGCACTTTAGAACCTAAACTTTACTTAGCGCCCGATAGTAACGAGCTCAAGCGTAATGGTTCCCGCTGCTGCTACTTCGGAATTAAGCGTTAGAGCTACCCAATAAGAATCATTAGGTAGACTGCCAACAACATCCGTTGCGACAACATCATTAGCGATATCGTAGAAAGATTTAACTCCTCTTTCTGAAACATCTAAAGCAGATAAACCATCCGTCTTGGCTGCAAAAGCAATCCCGGCGGAAATATCTGTACCATCCATAAGAGCGTCTGCATCAACCACAGTCTCGTCGTCCCGATAAAGACCTAAGTCAATATCAGTAGCACCGGCGATAGCATCGTTGATGATAGAACAGCTTAATGGGATTTCGTGAGCGCCAACTCTGAATAGAGCTTTAACGTCGCCCGCGGCGTCCGCGGCTTCTGTCTCAAAAGTCACTGTACGAACTGTAGGTTTAACCCCACTAGACTTGTGAGCATCAGTCGCTTCGTTCACCAATGTTTTTGGATCAATAATATCAAATGACATGAACGTCTCCTTTAGTCACAACTGATGGATTAGTCAGTAGTTTGGACTTTTTGAACAAGAACACCCTCAGTACGAACAGCGCCGAGAGTCCAGTTAACCTGAACTTGGTTTGTTTGTATTAAGTCAGTACGCTCTTGAACTTT